AGGTCCCTATCGTATCTGCCACCCAGACCACTCGTTCTGGTTATGGTAGCTCTGATGTTGAGCTTACTGATACAAGTGAGTCCTTTGGTTTGCCTGCTACTGCTGATCTTATGTTTGCCCTTATTTCTACAGAGGAACTGGAAGAGTTGGGACAGATTATGGTAAAACAGTTGAAGAACCGATATGGTGATCCAACTCTAAACAAAAGGTTTGTGGTTGGGATTGACAGGGCCAAGATGCGTCTATATGATTGTGAACAGTCTGCTCAGGAAGATATTCTTGACAGAAACGGGGACAACAGTTATGATGAACCCGAAAACAAATTTAAAAACAAATTCGCGGAGTTGAAGTTTTGAGTCACGTTGATCCCCAAAAGTATCAAGAGTTCGTTGATGCCGTTACATCTAATGAAAGTAAGAACTATTACGATTTCGCCCAAAGGATCGCTGTTCTTCAGGACCAAGACTTTCCTACCGAGCGACTGCTTACTGCTGCTGTAGGAATGTCTGCCGAGTCTGGTGAGTTTACTGAGGTTATCAAAAAGATTATCTTTCAAGGTAAACCAGTCAATGATGAGAATCTATTCCACCTGAAACGTGAACTGGGTGACATCATGTGGTATGTCATGCAGGCCTGCATGGGTCTCGATATCACTCTGGATGAAGTCATCGAGATGAATGTTGATAAACTTGTCAAACGATATCCTGGTGGTGAGTTTGATGTACACTATTCTGAAAATCGTAAACAAGGTGATGTTTGATGGCACTATCTAAATCTGTTGAGGGATCCCTCAAAGAAGCTGAAGCTGCTCTACGCAATGCACTTGCATTTGCCGCACGTCAGGAAGAACCCTACGTCGGTAAACAAATCGCAGACTTGATCATGAACATTGATCAACTGCAAAAGATTGACAAGTTGTTTGATAAACTTGACAGTCGTGAACCAGGAAGTCGTGGTTCTTTCGGTACTTTTTTTGATGATGAAGAATGAAAACTGTAACTCTTAATCTGTCCACCTATCAGGCCGCCGCGGTTCGTCAGGTGTTGTTTGAATCTCAGAAAGGTTATACTTACGGAGATGCATGTCCTCAACGTGTCTTTGAAATCCGTGAAGTAATCACTGATTTGGATGATGCAATTGAAACTACACTGAATGAAACTAAGACCAATGATTGATTCAAACTTGCGAGGACCTCAAGGTCCCAATGATACTGGATTCAACATCCTAGCCCGTGACATTGGTGATGATTTTATTGGTGTTTGGGATACTGATTTTGATGGTGAGTATCTCACAAAGTTTTTTGATCGAGTAGAATCTGCCAATCAGTGTTTTCGTAGACAAGAAGCTAGTGAAGTCATTAAAGTTGACGACACTGCTTACGGTGCTACTTGTTATCCAGAAGGATATAATCTTCCTGGAATGCCTGACCAACGTATTTACTTTGATAATCAATTTGTTGAAGTTTACAATCAAGTTGTGTCTAAATGCCTTGATGAATACTGTGAAAAGTATGCAATCCTCCAACATATTGAAGGCGTTCAATATGGTGTGAATATTCAGAAGACAAAACCAGGAGAGGGGTATCACATTTGGCACTCCGAGATTGAAGGTAAGATTGCTTCAGCACGACTCCTTGTAACTACTTTGTTTTTGAATGATGTTGAAGAGGGTGGAGAAACTGAGTTTCTCTATCAACATAAGAGAATCCGTGCTAGGAACGGTCGTTGTATGATCTTCCCTGCTCAATGGCCTCATACCCATAGAGGTAATCCTCCCCTTAGTGGTGATAAGTACATTGCAACCAGTTGGATTCAACTTAGAAAGTAATGCTTAGTCTCTGGATTCACCTGAAAGCTTTCTTCATGGTTGTGGTATTGAACTGTGTTCAACCTGTCAACTGGAAGTATTGTTATCGGGTGGACCAGTGGTTGATTCCAGATCTTGTAGAAGGTTATCAACTATGGAATGGTGAGAAACATCCATATCAAAATGAAAAGGATTATCTCCAAAATAAATAAGAGGGCTCAGGGCCCTCTTTTTTTATGACTGTTTTATCCAGAAGAACGACAAGTGGGCAACCTGCTTGGAATGTTTATGTTGTAAACAAGTCGGATCGAGCCACAACAGACTATCCCATGAGGGGTACTGCTGTGATGTATAAGACTACAACTCCAACAAAAGGTGAGGACATACTTGCAACTTTGGTCCCTGGTAACCAAGTACGAATCACCAGTACGGCCACTTTTACTGTTAATGTAAGTAGACCTCTTGCACCAAGAGCTCAGAGAATGACTTGTGCAAAGGTTAGGTATAATGGAAAGGAAGGATATGTAAACATCGGTGCGATTGGAAAACCAACAACGCAACCAGATGATGTTGAGAGAAGGACGATTGAAGCCTCACAAACAATGTTGAATCAACTGAAAGGCATTGCTAAGGTTGGTAACTCGTTGAAGGCTGGTATCAATATTGAAGTAGAGGGTATAGGATTTTTCACTGATGTAGCCACTGTTGGTAAGGTTCCTGAGAGAGTTCATGGTAGGGAAGCTAAGGCTGATATCGTAATGAAGGACGCTCGTGGTAATGCATTGATGTATATCTCTCATAAAAAGGCTGGAGGTGCTGGTGCTTTCCAACAGTATGGTGGTGTATCTAAAAAGGCGGGAAATAGAACCAACGCAAACTTGATATATGATGATTCGGAAGTTCAACAATATTTGAATGATTTGTACACCCTTTATGAAGATGCAACGATGGGTGTCAATTCATATGAAGGAAATCCGTTTGATCGAAGTGGAAGGATAACGACTGGTAGAATCTACAGATTTGTAAACAGTCCAACTTTGATTGCAAGATCTGTATTTGGGCCAGACTATGGTGGATCTTTTGGTATTGATAATGTGCATTTTATTGCACAAGGAGACTTTAGATTTAGACCATATATTGACGAAGAAGGAGATATAAATTTCAAAATGTCTTTCTCTGAAAGATATGAAATCAACGGTGACATTGAAGATTTTAGTGAAGGTAGATTAGAAAATCCATACAGGGCTGTATTTGTTTCTAGATCTGAGGGCGGAAAGAACACAGAAACGCCTAGAGGAACCCTGAGAGGAATCCGAACTGGTATTTTTAATGTGAACTATCTGTCTGGGACCTCTGCGAATATCGATGCCATTTTGGCAAGTGGCCAGTCATTCCGCATGGGACTCTGAAGTCTGGTAAGATACTGGTATGGCCAAGAACACACACCTAGAACACCTTGAAGACGACATCCTCAACCAGGGGAAACAAGGTGGTTTCAATTCGATCGCATTTCTCAAGGAACTTGGAGAAATGTTAACAAGGCCTGAGTCTAACGTGAGGGTTACGACTAAATGGGATGGAGCTCCTGCAATTATTTGTGGGACTGATCCTGTATCGAAACAGTTTTTTGTAGGAACAAAGTCCGTCTTTGCAAAGACTGCACCTAAAGTCATCTACTCTGAGGCTGATGCATCTCGCATCTATGGTGATAGTCAACTTGCACAAAAACTGAAAGACTCTTACAAGTATCTTTCAAAGTTCAAGGACAAGATTCCTGGTGTGTTACAGGGTGATCTGCTCTTTACTGATGATAAAGACACTCGCAGGGTAAACAATGAACAGTGCGTTACGTTTCAACCCAACACTATTGTCTATGCGATACCTGTTTCTAGTAACCTGGGTCAGCGCGCTCTCAACGCAAAACTTGGAATTGTCTTCCATACCACCTACGTTGGTCCCACTCTTAGTGATCTGAACGCACAGTTCGGTGCCGATGTTTCTCAACTTCAGGGTGATTCTGAAGTGATGGTATTCAGTTCTGACTTCAGAGATGTCACTGGGTCTGCAAACATGACATCTTTTGAGAAGGATCAGTTTAACAATTTGGTTCGTCGTGCAGAAGGATCTCTGAAACAGGCCAGTGCATTTTTGGATGTACTTGGTGACTATGGTCAGAGTAAGTTTCAGATGAACAAGATGTTTAAGATCTTCTTCAACACCTATATTCGTCAGGGTAGACCAATCACCAATGCACAAGCAGTTGTGCAGGACTACAAGAGATATTACTTCCAGACACTACAAACAGAGATTGATTCTAAAAAGACACAGGCAACAAAGGATAAATATTTACAAATGCGAACAGACGGACTCAAGTTCCTCCAACAGAACGAACGTGCCGTCTACTTCACAGTTGCTTCATACATGAATTTGATTGAAGCGAAGAACTATGTCATTCGTAAACTTGAAAAGGTCCAAGAGATTGGAACCTTTCTTCGCACAGAGAACGGATACCAAGTCACGGCTCCAGAAGGATTTGTGGCCATTCGTTCGGGGAACGCACTCAAGTTAGTTGATAGACTAGAGTTCTCAAGGGCCAACTTCACCGCAGACAAGAACTGGGACAAACCGTGAGTTTCTTTAAAAAAGTCAGAACTATCCTTGAGGCCCAAACGATGGCCTCTCAACAGGCCAAACAGATGGGTCTGACAGGAAATGACCATGGGGATTGGTATGATGCTGAGGGTAACCTCCGTGCCAAAACTGTTGGTGGTCGTCTCCAAATTTTCAAGGGTAAACAGGCCGCAAAACCAGAACAACCTGCACAGAAAGAAGATAAACCAAAAGACGAAGAAAGAACTTCTGATACGATTACTGTAGGATTTGGTCGTTTCAATCCTCCTACAATCGGTCACGAAAAACTCATCAATACGATTGCACAGACTGCTGGTAAGGGTGGTCAGTATCGTATCTATCCTTCACGGTCTCAGGATGCCAAGAAGAATCCATTGGATCCTTCTGATAAGGTTGGATACATGCGTCAGATGTTCCCTGATCATGCAAACTCAATCATTGATGATGAGAATACCAGAACTATCTTTGATGTATTGAAAGCTGCTCATGGAAAAGGATATTCCTCTGTCAATATTGTGGTTGGGTCCGATAGAGTTAAAGAGTTTGAAAACCTGGCCAACAAATATAATGGTCAGTTATACGACTTTAAGAAGATTAACATTGTATCAGCCGGCGAACGTGATGCCGATGCCGAGGGTGTCGAAGGTATGTCTGCATCTAAGCTACGTAAGGCAGCCCTAGAAGGTGACTATGAGACTTTCCGTTCAGGTATTTCTAAGAACCTGAACGACAAGACTGCACAACAACTTTATAATACTCTCCGTAAGAACATGAAAGTTAAGTCTGAGGGTTGGGAGATTGCACCTAAATTGTTTCCCGAGTCTCTCAGAGAGAATTACTTTACTCAAAAACTTTTTAAGGTGGGTTCTTGGGTAGAGAACATGAACCACGGCCTGATTGGAAAGATTGCTCGTCGTGGTGCAAACTATGTGATCGCAGTCACAGAAGACAACATCATGTTCAAGTCATGGTTGAAAGATCTTTCTGAGGTTTCTGATAAGGATCATAAACAGTTTGCAACTCCAGAATATACTGAATACACTGCGACTAAAGTTGCAGGACAATGGCCAATTATAAATAAACTTAGGTCACAGTATCGTAAAGATTATAGAAAGTCATGAAGGACTCTAGACAGGTTCGTTCTGAGTATCAGTCATTTGTTGATGCTTATGGTAAGATCGCTGAAGCCTCTGTTCAACCAGAGGAAGATAGAAAGCGTCTGACAAAAGGCAATCCAGAAGGAACTCCTCGTGAGCCCCTTGGTGGTGATCGTCGCCCCATGGTGAAGGTTCGTAAGGAAGGTGCTTTCACAGAACAGGCTGAGAAGTACCAGATGTCTGTGAAACAGTTTGCCAGATTCGTCGAAGCGAATCAACTGTTGTTCTCTGTAGAAACCCGTAAAAAGGCCCAGGTTGCTAATGCCTTCCAAGGTTTCAAAGAGAGTGCCGAGTGGGATGACTTCTTTGGTGATACTGTAATGGAGTATGCCCTGGGTGGCGGTGGTAGTGCTCCTCAGATGCCAGCAAAGGTTTCTAAGTTCGTAGACGAACTTCCTAGCAAAGTTAAGAGTGCTGCTAAACAAGTTAAGAAGACTATCAAGTCAATTCCTTCTGGATTCTCTGTCAAGGGCAATACTTTCCAAGTAAATTCAACTGAACTTGAGGGTGATGCCCTTACTGAGGCCGAGATTGAAATCAACAATATCATCCTTGAAGTTACTACCAAGGAAACCAAGTCTGGAACTAAGTATAAAATTCGTGTAAAACATAAGGAGAGTGGTTCTTCTTATGTTCGTTATGCAACCAGAGAGATGATCGCTCAACTGCGTAACGATCCTAAGATTGCATCGGTTGAGATGACCGATGAAGGTGATGCACCTGAGGACAAGGGTGAAAAGAAAGCCCTTGAGAAGGGTGGTGGTGATCTTAAGAAGTCTGATGAGAAAGAAGACACCAAGAGAGCCGCAGCTTCAGGTAGTGGTTTTGCGGGTAAAGTCAAGAAGAGAAGTGTAACCACCGAGGCCAAGAAACTTGACCCCGTTGGTAAGGAAGATGGTGACATCGACAACGATGGTGATGAGGATGAGTCTGATTCATACCTTGCAAATCGTCGTAAGACTGTTGCAAAGGCCATGGGTAAGAAGACCCACCTTTGTGCAAAAGACGTAAAGTATAAGGGTAAGAAGGCCAAGTGCATCCCCGAAATGCACACCATGTTGGAAGATGGAACCGTAACTCACTACGACATTCAGTTTGAAGACGGTGCCATTCTTGAGAACGTTTCCGTAGAAAACCTTGAGGTTGTCTATGCAGAGGCTCATGAACACTTCGATAACTATGCCAAGAACTCTGAAGTTTTGGGTGAGTCTTCCTGTGGTTCAGGCCGCATGAAGAAAAAGAAAAGAGGTTACAAGGAATCTCTTTCTAATTGGAGACAAGACCTTTCTGAAGTAATGTCTGATGAAGACAAGAAGAAGGCTGGTAAGGTCAAGAACAAAGTAGAGATCATGCCTCGATGTGAGGAGAAAGAAGAGTGTCCAAAGTGCAAGGGTGAAGGTTGCAAACATTGCGACAATAAGGGTTATCACATGGAACAAAGTTTCCAGATCAATCCTGCTGGCCATCGCAAAGCCCAAAGAGATCAAAAGATTAGAAATTTGGCAACTGGTGGATCTACTGCTGGAGAACGTTCATCAGCTGCTGGTAAGTTAACGGGTCCCACTCTACCTCTTGCAAATTCTCATGAACCAGAAGGTGACCAACTTGACGAACTTGCTCCTCTGGTAGCAGGTGGTCTTGCTCTTGGTGCTGGTGCTCTTGGACTTGCTGCAATTAATAGAGCAAGACAGGCATCGAAGTCTGGTGTTGAGGCTGCCAAGAAAGGAGAAAAGATTAAACCTGGAACTGGTATTGGGAATGCCTCATACGGACTTCAAAGATATGCTGACAGCAGACGCAAGGCAATGGAACTTCTAAATCAAGAAACTGAAGTTGATGGTGAAGTCATTGATGAGAAGAAACTCACTGAACCCGAAATGAAGAAGCGTGAGGAAGTCGTCAAGTCAATGAAAAAGAAGGGTGACTTCTCCAAGTATGGTGATCGTGCAAAGGAAGTGATGTACGCCACTGCAACTAAGATTGCAAAAAAGAAGGCCTGATCACTATATAGAGAGTAGCCGCTATTACTGTCATGTGGGCACTACTCTTCCCTGTTGCAAAATCTGTCGTACTTAAAGCTGTCGAATCAGAACAAGCCAAAAGACTTGTTGTTGAAGTCCTCAAGCGAATTGTGGCAAGAACGGATAACGATCTTGATGATCTTGCAGTAGAACACTTGGAAAAAGCTCTGTTCCCAGAGGGTTAATCCAAAGGAGGGTGTAAACCCTCCTTTTTTTATAAATAAATTATAGGAAAAGTTACTGTAGGAATCACCATGGCTCTTTGGGGCAATAACGATAACGTTACAGTCGCAGGAACTGTTGTCATTAGTGGCACTACTGTGACTGGAACTGCAACAACATTTACTGACTTCTCTGCAGGTCAGGTTATCACCGTAGGTGCTGGTCAAACTCAAGGTTTTGCTACGATTGCTGGTATCACTAGTGATACTCTGATGACTCTTGTTGATGTAGACGCTCTTGACACTGGAACTATCTCTGGTGCTTCGTATGTCATTGGTGATCGTCCAATGTATCTGGATGAAGATCCTGCTCTGGCCCCAACTTCTGCCAACGCTGAAAGATCTTATACTGGACGTGTTCATGCCACCGCAGCGAACACACCAAACAGAACTCACGTTGCTCATGCTGGTTGGGTTGGTGTTACCACTTATGTTGACACTCATGGCAATCTGAGAACCAAGAGTGAAGTCTACGTCGCTGCCTCTGGCATCACAACTGGAACCCATTCTGTTCTCCCTCCTAACAGCTGATAAATAAAGTCACGTTCTTTCGTGACTTATGCAATTTCATGAGTTGAACGAAGACAACTACATGATGTTCGCAATAAGAAATTATGATAATCCTCAGGCTATTACGTCTGAGGATTTTCACGATGATCTAAAGCGATTCAAATACATCAAACGTTTACTTCGTCGATACAAAAAAACAGGGGTATTAAAGACCCATCTCCTATTGAATCACTTTATAAGTGTGTACAATGTTTTCGGAGACGCGGCCACACCTTTACTTTTTTATAAAATAGATAAAGATCTTTGGAGTTCTATGAAGTCCTTTGTGATCTATCTCGGCCGACTTCCTGAATATCCAAAAACAACACTACATGATGTCATTGTTGACCTGGAAGTTTACAAGTCTCTGACTCAAGTATGATGGATTATCGTCTCGATAGGGTTATTCAATACTTCCGTGAGGAAGGTATGAGTGTTGGTGCTGCTGGATTTACCAGTGCAGCCGATGCGAAAGGTCCTGTCGCGGGTTATGATCCAACACTTAATAATGTAGACATGAGGAAAAAGAGATATAAGAATTATCCGAAACAGTACGTTTCGTTCTACCGTAGACTCCAGAAGGGAAAAGGTGTTTACGGAGCCACCAATGGAAGTGCATCCTGATTGTCAAGTTAAGGTTGCAGTTTTAGAAGAGAGAATCGATAATTTCGAACGACTTTTTGCGCGCCTAGACACGGCGATTGATAAAATTATTGAGGTAAATAATAATGTGTCTAGGGTGCTTGCGGTTCATGAGGAACGACTGAGCAAGCAGGAGCGTGTAGATGAGGTATTATTCAGTAAGATTGATCAGCTCCGCGATGCGATGGATAGAGACCATGCAGGAGTGTTACAACGTCTCCAACTCCTTGAACGAAAGTTATGGGCCGCCGTTGGAGGACTTGCAGTCGTGGCCTTCATGGGAGGTGGAGGACCAGGAATGGTCATGAAAATCTTGCAGGCAGACGCTGGACGTGGTATGATGGATACAACCCAGTTTGCGTCCATTGAACTACATCGACACCAAGTACATCAACCTGGTCTCAGTCCGACTGATTAAGTTCGCTGAGAAAAAGAAGGGTTTATATAACTTCCGATGCCCTTACTGTGGGGACAGTCAGAAGTATAAGAACAAGTGCAGGGGATATCTTTTCCAGAAGAAGAATGACTTCATCTTCAAGTGTCACAACTGTGGTGTAGGACGCACACTGGCCAATTTCTTGAAGGACCAGGACGCAAACCTTCACGATCAATACGTCCTGGAAAGATATAAAGAAGGACTGACTGGTAAGGGATCTAACACTCCCAACCCAGTCTTTAATATTCCCAAACCTAAGTTTAGATCCAAAGACATTTGTTCTGAACTGACCAAGGTGTCTGATCTAAATAAAGAACACTTTGCCCGAGGTTATCTCCTTGGACGGGGTATGAAAGACTTGTCAAAGTTCTATTTTTGTCCCAACTTTGTTGAATGGACAAACAAACACAAACCAACTTTTGACAAGTCTATGAAGGATGAACCTAGGGTCATCATTCCTTTGAGAGATGAGAAAGGCCGATTGTTCGGATACCAGGGGAGAGCTCTGATTGCAAACTCCAAACTCCGATACATTACTGTCATGCTTGATGAGGATGCCCAGAAAATCTATGGACTTGACAAAATTGATTCATCAAAGGATGTCTACGTCACAGAAGGACCATTTGACTCCACTTTCCTTGGGAACAGTATTGCTATGTGCGGTAGCGATGTTGACCTGCGCGGTTACAATTATCAGTTCGTATACGTCTACGACAACGAACCAAGAAACCGACAGATCGTTGAGAAGATTGCTAGAACCGCCGAGCAAGGTCATAAGGTAGTAATCTTTCCCAAAGAGGTTCTGGAAAAGGACCTAAATGATATGGTTCTTGCTGGACGAGATGTTCAAAAGTTGGTAGAATCCAATACTTATAGTGGTCTAGAAGCTAAACTCAAACTTAACGAATGGAAGAAGGTATGACGAACGGTATCAAAGTCAAAAAAAGAAATGGTTCTATTGAACCTATTGATCTTGATAAGATGCACAAGATGGTAGAGGCTGCCTGTGAGGGCCTTGCTGGTGTCTCTGCCTCTCAAGTTGAAATTCAGTCTGGTATTCAATTTTATGATGGTATCACCACTGGTGAAATTCAAGAGATCCTTATTCGTAGTGCCAGCGATCTTATCGATCTGGATCATCCTAACTATCAGTTCGTCGCTTCACGACTTCTGCTCTTTGCGGTTAGAAAAAGCCTTTATGGAAGGATGAAAGAGGTCCCCAGTTTGGTGGATCATGTGAACTCTTGTGTAGCCGCACGGGTTTATGATCATGCGATTTATGATAAGTATTCTTTAGAAGAGATCCAACGTGCTGATACTTGGATCGATCACGATCGTGACTTCTTGTTCACTTATGCAGGCCTGCGTCAGGTCGTTGATAAGTATCTGGTACAGGATCGTAGTTCTGGTCAAGTCTACGAGACTCCCCAGTTCATGTACATCATGATTGCTCTCACCATGTTCGCTGAGTATCCTAAGGATACGCGCCTGGATTATGTCAACCGATACTACAACGCAATCTCCAAGCACAAAATCAACATTCCCACACCTATCATGGCGGGAGTGCGAACTCCACTTCGACAATTTGCTAGCTGTGTCCTTGTTGATGCTGATGACACCCTCGATAGTATCTTTACTAGCGATATGGCTATTGGCAGATACGTTGCACAAAGGGCGGGCATCGGTATCAACGCAGGTCGCATCCGTGGCATCAACGCTAAAATCAGAGGCGGAGAAGTTCAACACACAGGTGTTGTCCCCTTCCTCAAAAAGTTTGAGTCAACTGTCAGATGCTGCACTCAAAATGGCATCAGAGGTGGATCAGCGACTGTCCACTTCCCTATCTGGCACCAAGAAATCCAAGACATCATCGTTCTAAAGAACAACAAAGGTACTGAGGATAACCGTGTCCGCAAACTTGATTACTCCATTCAGATCTCCAAACTTTTCTACGAAAGGTTTATCACAAACGGGGACATTACTCTCTTTAGTCCTCACGATGTTCCTGGGCTTTATGACGCTTTCGGTACTCCTGAGTTTGATG